ATTTGAACCACCATTAAAATTTTTAAGTAATTCATCAGTACTATAAATTTGAACGTCATTTTGTATTTGAATGTATCCTTGCGTTTTAGTGTTGAATTGAAATGGATATGGATTTTGAAATGATTTAGGTGATGATTCAAATTTACCAGCTCTAATAACAATTTCGTTAACTTTTTGTGTGATATCTGTATTATATCTACCTTGAATTGAGATATCATCTGGGTTAGGGAAAACACCTGTAAGTTGTGGTATATTACTCATACTTACTTTTGGTGACATAGGTCCAAATGTAAAACCAGCCAAAGCTGACGTTCTACCATCATCCATAGATAATTTATCTAATTGGGAAACTATGGGGCCAATATATAATCTATCAGCGTGCTGTCTGTTTTTATCAAAAACAAATACCCACACTGACTCACCAATCTTAGGCACAATTGAGAGATGCTTCGGAATCATAGGGTTACAAAATGGTAATTTAGCGTCAATTACACCATCATCACCACCAGCCGATTGTGAGCCTTTGATTCTAACTTGGATTCTACCTAAGCTATAATCATCATAGACTGAAACAACTTGTCCATATTTTAAATATTGGAAACTGCTATGTTTCTGATATGCACCGCTGCCAGCACCTCTACTTAATTTATTATTACCTTGTGTGAAATACATCTTATTCCCCTTTTAATCTTTTTAATATTATTTTGTTTGCTACATCAAATCTTTTTTCTAGTTCGACCATTTTATCGTAGTCTTTAAGCATTTTCATTTTGATTGCTTCATGGTCGGCTTCCATTTGTTTTATTTCAAATAGAATTTCATTGTTTGATTTATCTTCTAAGTCTTCGTTCATATTTTCTATTTTTTTATCTAGGAATACCGTTACCAATACCCATTGTGGTTGTTGCACCCATTGAAACAACTGGAGCACCAAGATTACCAACACCTACGGTAGACACTGCTACACCAGGTGGTATAACCACATTTACAACCATTTCAGTTAATAATGAGTTTACAATTTCTTCTACTCTAATAGTTTCCATGGCTTCTTCATTGTTTGGTCCGTCAGCAAAAACGTCACCAACTTGTCTTCCAGCCTCTGATTGTCTAGAAATAATTCTAGAAGCAATAGCTTGTGCTGAAATACCAGGTCTTAAATAACTACCAATCATAATCAATGGTGGTGGTAAAGGTGTTACTGGTTCTTCTGGTATTGCAAAAGCTGATAATATTAAATTTAAAACACCACTAATACTACCTAGATTAAAACCAGAAGTACTATTACTACCGACACTACCAGACCCGCTAGTAGCATTATCATCATTTTTATCTACGTTACAACTTGCCATTATCCTAAACCTTTTATTATTCTAAGTGCTTCTTGCGGTACGCCAGTAAGACTTAACAATTGTATTATTTTATTTTTTTGCTTATCAATTTGTTTTTTAATTTGTGCTTGACCAACTAATTCGGCTATTCTTTTCAATGCTATTTTTAATAAGTATTGGATAATCATAGTGGTTATTTTCTTTATAATTCTATTGATTAATTGTTTGTTTTTCTTAATGAAATCAACACCATCACCAAAATCAGCACTTGGACCGTAAACAATTTTAAAATTAATTACAAAAATCATAATAACCTTTGGTGATAATATTACACCAACTATTGATTTGATTAAATTATTTATAATTTCTTGTATAAAATTTAATTTGATAGCGGGTATATCAATAGCACTTTTAGCGTTTTGTGCAGATTTAGTCGACATAAAATTCAAATGTTCTGTTAACGCATCTTTTTTAGCTTGAAGTGAGCTGGCACCATCCATTGCACTATTAAATGTTGTTAACATTCCTTGAGGAACTTTTGCGTCAAATTTTGTTGATGTTGTTAATTTAGATATACCTTTTTGTTTATCATTGGCCATGCTTTGAATCTTCGATAATTCACCTTTAACCATCTTGAATGGGTCATTATTTACCGTATTACCAGCATCAGAGCTAATCATCTTACCAACAACAGAATTTATCTTACCTTCAACGTCTAATTGTTTTACTGTCTTTTTTAAATTTTCAGAAATTGAACCGAAGATAGAATCAATTATATTGTTAACCAAATGCTTAGTATTAAATAATACAAGACTATCAATATAGTTATTGTTTAAATCATTAAGGGTTTTTGAATTATAATTTGGGTTGGCTTTTATTGTCAAAGAATTATTTGGATTAATACCACTTAAATCCTTAGAAACAAATTTTATATCTAACATCCCAACACCACTGTGGTCTTTCCACGTATGATAATTACCATCATCTTGGATTACACCAGCTAAGAATGTGTTGAAATCTGTGGAGTTAGTTAATGGTGTAGTGATATCGTCAAACAATAATTTACCAGAAACACTATTTGGGTCAGATTTCATCAAATCAACAAAGTCAATCTTTTTAAGTTCAATTATAATGCCAGTGCCACTTGGTTGTTTCAAAAAAGAAGGTAAGCTAGGGTCAACACCACAACTAACAAGGCTTTTTAAATCGATTTTAAGAGCTTGTTTTACCGCTACTTCAATATCATCTATCGAGTGTGTTAAGATGTCTACAACGCTTTTAATTAAAGCGTCATACCCAATCAAAGATTTGATTAGGTCGGTTAAAAAACTAATACTGTCACCAGCATTGTTAATTGATGGAAATGATGACCCTAGCTTTAACTTAGGCATGCCTTCGGTTAAAGTTCTAGCGGCAGCTATCTTCCCAAAAATTTGTTTCTTTTTTGATACTATTGACATACTTATTCTTCTTCGCTTTCTATTCCGTTTTGCTTATCATTTTTTAGCATTTCTCTAATTGATTTGAAATCGCTAAGAGAGGCTGAACCGTTGCTTCTTTGAGTGATAGCACTTTCAACATCTCCACGGCTTTTGATTATATCACTTTGAAGCTTAGCTAATTCTAGTTTAAGTCTAATTGCAGAATCTTTAATTTTTAAAAGACCACCCTTTTCTTTGGCAATCTTAGTATGTTCGTCAACGTCCACTGGTGTAACACCAGTAGATAATTCATTAATAACTTTTTGAGCATCGTTTATTTGCAAACATGCATCATTATAAGTTTCTTGCATAAGCCCTTCTAAGGACTCTGTATTGTTTACTTTTACGTCTTGTTTTCTTTTTCTTGGCATTTTAATAGTTTTTATTAAATGTTATTTACTATAAATACCTATTGATAAGGTTTTATTACAATTTTTCTATAATCCATGTTGTTTTAAAAGCTCATATAGCTCTTTATAACGTTTCATGGCTAACCTAATATCTTTAGTTGATAAGTTAGTGTAATTACGCATGGTTTCTAAGACCGAATTCTTATTGTATTTTGAACCACCATCCATAGATTCGAATGCGGTTTCCCAATTTTCTAGAATTTCAATCAAAGCAAAACCTACTTTTTTCTCATTATCATTTAATCGTTTCTTAGGGATATGATTTTCATCGTTTAATTCTTCTTTGATACCATCGGATAATTTCTTGATGAATTCTTCCATCATAAAACCATCACCATCAATAACATATACTAGGTCATCACGTTCTTCAATACTTTGGGCCATGTCCTCATAACAGGCTGTTTGCTTCATGTATTTCTCATCTTTAATCAAAAGACCTAGAATATAATTTTTTGCTATTGTTCCGAAATAGGAGTAGGCTTTTTTGCCTCTCCCAGTTTCAAATTTATGTACCTTTGTCATCAGAAAAGAAACGGTGTCACCATGAAGTTCTTCAAAAGTTTCACCCTTTCTATATAATTTATATCGTCTGATTATCGATTCTATCATCTTGTCTAGCGGGGCTTTTAGCCACTCATTAAAGATTAAGTTTCTTTCAGTTTCATTTTCTGACTCTAAGAATTTTACAACGGCTTCTTCTTCGTCTGGACCAAAATACATATCATTTGTTCTTTTGCGTCCTCGTTTCGTAACCATTTATGCATTCTGTGCTTCATACGTTATTTTTCTATCATTTGGAAAATAGTATTCTCTTTTTGCTGTTGCTAACCACCATCTAGCCTCTATAGGGTTAAGTGTTTCTTTGTAGCTTGAGAACAATGAATCTTGTCTTTGATTGACGTGTTTATATCCAAATCTAGGAATAACCATAACCTTAACATCCTTGAAGGTCATACGTAGTAAAAATTCATAAATGAATGTTAATTTGATACTAGGTTTAAACCCACCAAATTCATCATAAACTGATTTTTTAATTACCATACCATCAATATTAAAGTTTTGATAAGCTAATAATGCTGTGTTGTCTAAGATACCTAATTCATCAGAGAAACTGTTAGCCCAAACTGCCTCGTTTGTGAATCCAATAAAGTTTCCAATTGAATCTACATCGATAATGATTGGCATAAACAATTCAACGTTTGTATGAGCTTTTTTGTACTCAACAGCATTTTTAATCCAAATCTTAGCGAATTCATCATCGAATTCTAAGATACTAAACCATTCTGTTTTCGTAATAGATACACCATAGTTGATTTGTGATGCAAAATCTGTTTCACCATCATTTTCAGCGATAGTAATTGAATCTTTAAAATCACCAAAATCTAAACCTTTGATGTATTTTGCAACTTCACTACCTTTAGGTACAACGATAATTAAAGCGTCTGGTCTTACTGATTGTTCTTTGATGCTGACAACTGCGTTATCGAACATTGGTTTTGTTACTTCGTTCAATTCATGAACTGGAAGTATTACTGAAATATTTGTTTTTTCCATTTTGTGTTTTTTTATTGAGCGTTAGTTGTTTCTTTAGTTTCTTCTAATTTAGCCAAAGTATTGTTAAGTTCAGCAATTCTATTTTGCAATAAACCACCATAAACGTTAGTCATAGCTTCACGTTGTTTTTCAGAAGTATATAATCCTTGACTAGCTTTGATACCTTCAGTTAAGTCTGTTGGAACCGCATCTTCTAACCAAACTTTTAAGTAAGTAGCGATTAGTTCTGGGATATTCATTGTAGTGTTTGTCCAAACACCATTATTTTTGATAGTCATGTTACCTTCTTCGTCTGATGCTTCCATCCATTCTGGGATAAGGTTTGGCATTTTACCAATAACAGCTGTATTCGATTCAATAGCCTCTAATGGGAATGTTCCGAACCCAGCGGTATCATCAATCCAAACAGCAACACATGCTTTACCTAATTGAGTTGCAAAGTCTTGTCTAGACAATCCTCTTAATTCTTTAAAAGTAATCCATTTGTAAACTGGATACTGTAAGTAGAATGATTTAGCAATCTTGGCAGCATCACCAGAGTTTCTAGTATGTACAGCAACGATTGGTGTTTTAGGTTTGTCACTATCTTTGAAGTAACTTGGAATAGCTACTGGTACGATGTGTGTATTGATAGATGGGAATAAGTTTCTCAAATATGTTGCTTGTTTTTCACTAGTTGTGATAACATCATGGAACCCATAATCGGTATTCCATCTTTTACCAATTGGTAATAACTCCAATAGATAATCATAGCTTTGTGATAACACTATTTTTTTACATGGGAACGCTTTTACTTGGTCCATGATATTAGAGAAAATCTCTGGAATGATTATAAAATCAGCTGGTCCGATATTAAGAGTTTGAGCTTCAATTGAGATGTGTGGTAATAAAGCGTATTCATCACCTAACCAATCGGCAGCACCGTTTCCGTTTTCATCACCTTTAATTTTATAGTCATTTTTTTCGTGAAGGATTGTTGCTTTATATCCTAATTCATTAAGTACTTTAACGTGTTCGTAGATATTAGCAATTCCAGCAGTTGGATTACCTTTGGTATCCAAAGTGAAAAAATATAGAGTAAAATCTTTCTTCTCTAAATTTTCAATAACAGACGTAACTTGTTTAATTTGTTCGTCAAGTTGGTTTTTTTGTTCTTCCATTTTGTTTTTTTGTTTTTGGGTTATTATTCTTCTATTTCTTTTAAAATACCGTACTGAAGTAAAGTATTGAAAGCTATTTTAAATGATAGCGGTGCAGAGTCTAAAGCTCTATCAACACCTAATGATTCGTCCGCTTCTTCATTTCCATCTAATAAGACTTCAATTAGTGTTCGCATTAAATCGTATTTTATACTATCGATTTCTCTACCTCGTTCACGCACAGTACTTAATACTTCACTGGCACTTTCAACACCATTGGCATCTAAGTAAACCTTAGTTACAGTATCAACAGTTTCTGAAGATGCATTTGCATCATCATTTGATACAGCTTTTGTTAATTTGTCCATGTCTAATACATAGACTGTTCCACCGAATGCTATCATAATTTTTAAATTTCTTCGTAAGTTGTTATGGTTGTTGTTAATATTCTAGTTCTTAATTCTTCATCGTTAATGAAATCAAGTATAGAATCAATTTCGTAATCAGCTGGTGCATCAGTATTATAAGATGCTTTTACCTTAACGCTAATTTTTCCAGAAGGTTTGTTTTCTAACGCAAAAGGGTTGGCAGTAATAAGCACGTCAACACCATCCCATTCTTGTGGGTATTGTTTGACGAATCTTATCTTGTCGATTCTGCAACTAGTTTTAGATAAAAAGAAGTAAGTTGATGGGATGCTTTTATCGATTTCACGACTTACAAGTTCAATCTCGTGGTCGCCATCGTCTTTCATGTCCATGATGAAGTTATTGAAATGGTTCATCAAACCATCTGACATCTGGTCGGCATGGCCGAAAATTTCTAGAGGGGCTTCTAAATAAAGAAACGTGTTAAGTTTGTTGATGTCGTCAAACTTAAAAAACTCAATTAAATTAAAATTGGTTACATCTCCTTCGCTGATATCAGTTTCTCCGATATATTTATCGTAAGTGTAAGCCAATTGACCAATAAAATCTCGTAAAACCTCGTTAATACTTATTCCTATTTTCATGACACCAATCTAACGATTAATTTCGAATAAGTAAAGTAAATTTTTAAGTTTTAGCTAAATAATTCTAAAAATCTAGTAAAAAAAGATTTTTTAATAATCGGTTCTATTTTTTTAACCCTATCGATATTTGGTTTTTTCTTGTAGTCTTTATGTTCAAAGATTTGAATAAAGTATTTTGTAAGTCTATGTCTTACAACTTCGTCTTCGGTGAATTCGACAACATTAACACCATCTTCTGGGTGTAACTTAGCCATACGAACCAATTCAAATAAACAACTACTTTCTGGATTTTTTAAATCTACTTGATTGCTATCACCCAATGCGATAACTTTGGTGTTTTCTGAAAATCTAGTTAGAAGTGTTTTACCGTTGTTGTCTGTAACGTTTTGGAATTCATCAAATAAAATGATACAGTTAGATAAAGACCTACCACGAATAGAACCGA